ACCACAAGGTTCTCGGTAGCGAGCAGGCGAGCAAGGTTACCTTTGATCTCTTGGGTGGTCATGGCGTCTCTCAGTTGATACACATACTATAAGACCCCTGGCGGGGTTTGCCAGAGGTCAGTAGACGGTTCTTCAAATGTCTACGGCGTTGTTTACTTGCGCGGATTCGTCCTTTACAAGTGCCCTTGCCGTGTTTGTCTTTATTAGAGTGGTGCTGCCAGTTTGGCGTGGTCATTGTTCCAAGGTAAGTGGACATTAATATATAACAAAAAAGGAGACCCGAAGGTCTCCTTAGTCCAGTTTGCTGATTGTCTCTCGGATGACCGAGTAGTTCTTGACCTTCTCCACGTTGAGAGTTCTATCATACTTGTCGTTCATCTGTTCCTTGTGGGAGATGACAAACACCGAGATACTATCATCAAAGTTTCTGAGGATCCAACCAAGATCGCTCCCTCCCTGCTGGTCAAGTGATCCGTCAAAGATCTCATCTAGAATAAGGAGGTTAGTATCGACGCTATTCTTAAGTTTAGCAATGCTTCGCCAAGTAAGCAGCAGAGCAATATCAATACGAGCTTTCTCTCCTTCGCTGAAAGAAGCATAGGAGAATTGATCTCGGAAGCGCGACTTGATTGTTTCTTCAAAGTTCTCGTCAAGAGTAAAGTTAACGTAGAAGTCCATACCTTGAAGATACTGATTAATCAGCTTGTTCATCACAGGCAGATACTTCTTAATTATTCTAGTCTTGATTCCATTATCTTTTAACAATCCAGCGGCAACACTTAACATGTCTTTATCTTTTTTAGACTCCACCAACTGAAGACTGAGTTCTTTTTTCTCCTCAACCAGTGTCTCCAGTTTAGTGAACGCCTCTTTCTTGTCCCCGCCACCAGACTCTAGGTCTTTGATCTCTTTCTCGATATCTACAATAGACTTACGAATCGAATTGATTTGAAAGTTTGCTTGAGAGATCTTCTGATTGCTGCTAGTAATTTCAGTAGAGAGTTCGTTCCATTTGTTGAAACGTTTCTCTTCGTCACCAATAGCAGACAAGAGATCATTGTATCCTATCGTCATCTCATCTAGTTTGTTCTTACCAGTTGAGATTTTATCTGTTCTGAATTCATCAGAAAGATCTTGTGTGCATGTCGGACATACATGGTTCTTCTCAAAGAAGTCATGTTCTTTCTGACATGTCTGCAACTTTGAACTTAATTTAATAAGAAATGTGTTTAGTTTCTTAAGTTTGTCTGAAGATGTGGAATACTCAGCGATCTGTGCGTTGAGTTGTTCGATAACATCATTTGTTTCTTTAATAGAAATATGTTGTTTGTTTTCATCTTCTAGAAGTTCAGCAATCTTATCTTCTTTCTTAGAGATATCTGCTTTGTTCTTCTTGTCTAGTTCAAGAAGATAACTCTTCTGGATACCAATCTTCTCTTTGATCAAGTCAACTTGATAATCAAACTCCTTGATCTCGTCGCGATTGTCTCGGATCTTATCCTTGAGAAGCACGTTCATTGTGGAGAAGATTTGAATATCCAGAATATCTTCAATGATCTCACGTCTCTGTGCAACAGGAAGACGCATGAACGGAACGAACGTCGATGAACCCAGGACTACAATTTGTGTAAAAGATTTATAGTTCATCTTAAGAACGTTCTGCTCGAAGTTCTTCTGCTGATCTACGAGCGTAGATTCTTGGTTCCAAAGTTGTCCGTTGTTGTAGATCTCAAACTTGTTTGGTTTGATACCTCGCACAACTTTAAATTCATTCTTGCCGATGCTGAATTCAATTTCAGTCACACAATCTTTTTCATTGATACTGTTCACCAGCATCGGTTTGTTGATCTTACGAAACGGTTTGCCAAACAAAGAGAACGTAAGAGCATCAAGAATGGTAGACTTACCTGCACCATTCTCACCAACAATCAAATTAGTTTTGCATGTAGTGAGATCAACCTCAGTAAAGACGTTGCCCGTAGACAAGAAGTTCTTCCATCGTATAGTTTTAAAAATGATCATAGAACAACGTTATCAGGTGGTATCAACAGGTCGTCTGGGGTAATTATAGCATACTTTTGGTCTTTGGCGTTACATGCTCCTAGAATTACTTCAGCATCTACATCAGTAATACACAGAGGTATGTCTCGATCATCTGACTGATCTACGATCATGCCATGGTAGCGTTCAGCATCATCATACTCTTCAAAGATCGGGATGACTTGCTCCCCAACATCATTTGTCAGGGAGAAGACGCCAGTTTCATGACCTTGAAGAGTTAGAATGAACATCATGCTACTTCGCAACTTTCAATATATAGAGATTTCATCAATCCTTTGAGTTGAGTTTTATTGACGGACATCTCTACCTCGTCGATATACTCATTCAACAGAGTCATGGTGTCTTTGATCTCTAAGTTCTCGTCGGCGTCTGTTAGATCGTCTTCTAGGAGGGTCTCAGCGATCTTTACATCGTGGGCACCTACGTTGTAAAGACGATCAACCAGTGTTTCAAACATATGGTAGTCTGTCTTTTGTTCCACGATGACCTTAATGAACTTGTCTTTATAACAAGACACATCTTGTTTGTTGTAGTCCACACTGGTGTCGTCATAGAAGATCTTGTCGAAGATGTCGTAGGGATTCGGGATAAACTCAAGGTGATCACGTTCAGTATCGTAGATATGGAATCCGCGACGGTCTTTATAATCATTCCAATACATCTGGTAGGGGTTGCCAAGATACTGAACGTTACCTTTCTTCGACTTGTGATGGTAATGTCCAGACCACACACGCTTGAAGCGGTGGAACAGTTTGGGATCCATGCCATGATCCATTTTCATGCCAGGAGTAATCTCAAACCCAGTGAGTTCTAGGTGACCACAACAGATATCTGCTTCACTGGTTTCTAATCGACGGAAGACATCTTCCTGGTTCTCTTTGTTGATCCAAGGAAGCATCAAGAATACTTTTTTACCCATGAGAATTTCAGTGGGTTCAGAATAGATCTTGATGTTCTTGTAATTTTCTAGGAGAAGTTCAGGTGAGTTAACCTTGTTAGTGTTCTTGTAATATGTGCAGTGGTTACCCAGTAGCATATGCACATGGTAAGGTCTCAGTCTCTCGAAATAATTTTCACGCACACGGTGAAAAGTATTAAAGTCCATAGACTTTCGATTATCAAATGTGTCGCCCAAATCAAAGACGACCTTGACACCTTTTTTCTCAAGTGTCGGAAAGAAGACATCATCATAAAATTTTTGGAAGTAGTTCCAGAATGCAAGGTTGCCCTTGCGACCATCGAGATGCTGGTCAGTAATTAGTGCAATTTTCATTGAGGTTTGTGATCCTTCATTCCATCGTGGTTACCGTCACCTGGCAGTTTGCCATACGCTAGGTATTCTACTGCTTGACGAGATCCTTCCAATCGTCTGAGATCATCTTCGATCTTGACATACTCAGAATAAGCATCATACAGTTCTTCTGCTCTAGCAGACAGTTGAGCAGTTCTCTTGTTAAAACGCTCAAGAAGTTGTTCGTAATTCTCAGTTGGTTTCATAGTTTACCTCCAACGACTCCACTATTTACAACGCGAGTATTATCTTGAAGTGTTCCTTCCTGAAGAGACTTGAGATGCCAACGTGTTACCGTTAGAACTCCTTCGTAAGTAGCACCTGTAATAAAATGCTGACCCAGCGGTTCTTGCAGGATAGAAGTGTATAGACCAAAACGTGTCTTCTTAATATAGAAAGCATCATCAATCCATTCTACATCTGGAGGAATGACTTCTTCTACTGTGCCACCGAATGAATCACTCAACTTCGGTTTCTTCTGTTCTGTTTGAGTCTTGTCCATTCTTGTTAAATCCAAAGGGTCCTACTTTTTCTTTCACTCGTTCTTTCATGACTGCACCAGAGAGTGCTTCCATGACTTTCAGGATGTCTTCTGCTTTAGCAACCACATTATCCATGCGTTCTTTTACGAAGTGATACTTATCGAAGAATTCATCTGAGACAAGTTTGTAATCTTCAACTGTAATTGGTTCGTCCTTCATCGGTTCATCCTCGTTTCAATGTTTTCTTTGATGCTACCCATATCTGAATAGGACATGTTCATTCCTGCCATGTCTCCTTCAAATTTTTCTGTATACATGACTTCCTGGTAACCAGACTTCTCAAGGATCTTGCCTTTGATCTCCAGTTGCTTCTTCTCTTTCTGAATGCGACGGAGGAAAGCGTAGTAGATAATCTGTGTGAAATAGGCAAAAGGATTAGAAGACTTCTCAGGATCGAAGTTGTCAATGTATTGCAAGCAGTTCTCGATACCGTCACAGATCATGTCCTCACGGAACATGTAGTTGACGAAGTTAGGTTTGTAAGAAAGGTGGGTAGCAATCTTCAAGAAACACTCACCAATGTAATTGGTCACTCTTGGTCGAGGTTTACCTTGCTCCTTTGCACGTTGAACCTTGCTGCGATACTCAGTGATGGCAGCGAGGAACTCTTTGTTGTTTACGTAATACTCTTTGTTTTTAGTCCTTGCCATGCAACTGTTTGCTTCTTCAAACATTATAGTTGATGATCAAAAACATGTCAAGCTTGACAGAACCTCAGAAACTCAGTAGAATAACTCTGTAAGGGTTCAAAAGAAATAATAGCTATTAGCTTCTTTTAAATAGAGACTCTAGATTCTTCTTGACTTCCTCTACTGATCCTATGTAACCATTGTTCTTCAACTTACTTGGTTTCACATCACAATCTTGATTGAAGTTATCTTCATCAAGATTACCTAGGTAGAAGTTTTTGATTTTATCATCTAGTTCTGTCATCGTGATGACTTGTTCCATACGAATGATAAACATCTCTTCGTATGTTGCTTTCATCCACTCTCTCAGAATGAATCCAGATACTGCCTTACCATTCTTCTTACTATGATGATGCTCAACTAGTAATGGTTTCTCAATAAGGAGGGAGTCCTCTTCTTTGAGGTAAGATACCTTAGCAAGGATCTCCTCTCCTGATCTTAATTTTATACTTGAATAGAATTCTTCTTCCATATCTATCTTAAGTCTACTTTTACTTTTTCATATTTGAAGTTCTCTTCCTGATAGATCTTCACTCGTTCGTATAGATGCCTTAGTGTGTAATTAGATCTTTTTTCATTAGAGATGTCATCAGCAATATCATAAAGTGTTGCGATGTCTTTCCCTTCTCCCTTCCTCAGGACTCTACCGATTGATTGAAGATTACGAACTCTTGATTTGGAAGGTGATGCGAAGATAATATTATGAAGTCTCTTGATATTGATGCCAGTGCTAAATGTTCCATACGAAGCAATGATCACAGCATTGTCTTCTTTTTCAGCAATCTGTCTGACCTCCTCGCGGTCATCAACATCAACAGAACCGTGAACAAAGAATACCTTTCTGGTATCTCCTACAACGTTATTTATCATTTCATATAATGGTTCACCATGCTTCTCCACATAGTTGAATAGAACCAATGTATTGCCGTCAAGATCTGCAACTAGATTCTTGATGAGGTTGTTTCTCTTTTGACATGTGACGAGATACTCCATTTCTGCATGATAGTCCTCAAAGTATTGATACTCATGCTTACACATAAGGATCTTGATTCTGAAGTTAGACAAGTATCCTTGCTTGATCAGATCATCTGTCTTAGTTACTTTCTCACACTTGCCAAACAATCCTTCCAGCACCCACTTGTGTGTCTTGCTCCCGTCTAGGGTGCCAGTGAATCCAAAACGATACTTGGCATTGTGCAACTTAGTCATGATTCCTGTGAGGGACTTTGACTTAAATAGATGTGCCTCATCACCGATAACACAGTCAATGTCATCGAAGTATCTTTTGGGAAATTTATAGATTGATTGCCAGGTTGAGATGATAACTGGTTTATCAGTATTCTTATCTTTGCCCGAATAAATGGTATGACAGTGTTCGTCGGCGGACCATCCATAGTCTTTAAAATCTTTTAGCATCTGTTGAACAAGAGAAGTAGTCGGAACCACAATCAAAATCTTCTTCTTGGTTGCAACATAATATCTTACAATACTATAAATCATCAGCGACTTTCCTGAACCTGTTGGAGACAGGAACAGACCACGGTTGTCTTTAAGTGCGCGATGAACAGTATTGTATTGGTAGGTGCGTGGAGTGATACCGTCTCTGGTAATCTTATCCATGAACACCTTGACGCCGCCAGGAGACACGAAGTCGTTAGTCTCCTCTACATTACCATACCAATCATTCTCTTCGTAGGAGACGCTGTAACGCTTCTCTGCTGCCCATTCATTCAGGTGAGATAGGAGACCACCATATAGTTCTCCTGTGCCAGGAGAGTATAGTCTGATCATCCCATCCCAATACTTGAACCTCGGTTGCCTCTTTAGAAACTTTGCCTCAGGGAGTTCAAATGAAAAGTAATCAGATAGTTCATGATGAATGTGAGGTTCTGATTGGAGGGTCAGATAAACCTCATTCTTTTTCTTTACAACGATGTCGGACATTAGTTTCCATTAATAAATCTCTCCCATTCAATCGCATTTTTCACATGATAATTTCTTTGGGAAATCATCCTCAAAACGTTGTCAAGATAAAACAGTATCTGATCAATGAACTTGATCTTTGCTTCTATGTTGATTAGATCATCATCTGATTCCAGATAGACCTTCATCTTCTCGGAAGTTTTAATGCTGTTACCAAAAGGTTTTTCTGCGTAGATACGAGCGTCTGCTTCTCCTCCATAATACTCGCGCTTCTCACGCAGCAACTTTCTTGCCTCAAACTCTAGAGACGTTTTGATTTGTGAAAGATCCGTGTAATGGTTTAAGTATTTATTGTGTTGGAAAGGGATCTCCATTGAGATCTGTCCAAGATCAGTGGTATACTGTTTGTTCTTGAATTCGTGTTCTACATGACTGTCACTTGCCCATTCATTTTTGATTTTTTCAAATCGTTGATGTAGTTTCTCAAAATTCATTTAAAGTTTCTGTCGCGTATCGTATAGTTAGTATACTTGAAAGTTACCTGTGCTGTAAAGTATTCTTGGTCAGTTCCTGTAGCGTCAAAGGACAGTCCAGTCAAACTGATTGGGAATAGTCTTTCAAAATCAATAATGTGATTGACATTATAAGAAGATGTGGTGATGTGAAGTTGACCTGCAGAAAACTCAATCTCGTCAGGAGAGTGTTCCTCCGCACCACCATTCTTCCTGATCCAATCGTGGACACTCTTGTAGTTTACAAGATCTTCATCCACGATGAACTGTAGTGTTAGATCACCATACGTTACGCCGCCACCAGGAGTGACAGGGAAGTTTCTAAAGCGGGTAGGAACCTCTGTAAACGGCATGTTGATCTCAGGGATGCCTGCGCTTTGACAGAAAAAATCTACCCCCTCAAAGCGTTCCAGTTTGAGCTGGAACCCCAAAGGAGATAGATAGTTTCTATTCGTAGGTTGTTCTTTATACCAAGCAGCAGGCATGATTCGTCAGCTTCCCAAGCACTAACTATTTAGGTGGGCATCCCATTCCTCATATCGTGCCTTGATCCACTTGTCAGCGCCTTCTCTATCGGTGTCTGAGAGGCATTTGTAGGACTCGCCGTATCCTTGACTGATAGCGAAGTCACAGAAGTCATAAACGGTAGGGAACAAGCATTGTCCCTCAGCGATTAGACCCATCATGAGTAACTTACGCAACTCGAATCGGTCATCGCTCATTCGCCAATCACTCATCATCTTCATACAAAGGGCAGGGTTCTTCCATCAACACATCGTTCTTTGCTTTGACGATGCGTTCGTTCAATATTTGTTTGTCGTCTTGTTCAAAGAAATTATCAATGAAATCTAAGTCTTTCATTCTCGGTATTCTTGAAGGATGTCTAGGACTCTATTGAGAGCGTCATGTGCTCCTGCTTTCTTCTCTTCGGAGAAGCAGTCAAACATGTCAGTGCTATCATAGAGAGCGGTCTTTAGTTTGTAAACCCTTGCTTGAATTTCTTGTTTATTCACAGCACCTCTCGGCATGGTTTGCTTCTATCATACACACGTATGTATAAAAAAAGAGGTCCCTGTTGGGACCTCCTGACAATACAGATTTGGGATCGAGATCACATGAGGTTGGTGACCTGGACTCTTCTGTAATACATGTTCGCATTTGCGGTGAGGGTTTCGCCATCGGGGGTGCCGTTGTAGGTGCCGTCCGTGGTGACGAATGGGTTGCTGACCATGCCGTAACGAGTCTTGAAACCAATTTTTGGTTGGAAGTTGTTAGGATCGATCGAGCGAACCATCTGGAGGGGAACATATGGGCAGTAGAATAGACCTGCGTCATATGGGGAAGTGCCCTTATAACCAACGACATAGTAGTGCTTGTCGCTGAGGTTAGCAGCATAAGGATCAACGTAGACCTTGATGCGACCGTTGATGGTTCCAACTGCGAGGTTGCCAGTGTCATCGACAGTGCCGATTGCAGGACCGCCTGCGCCAGTTAGACCAGAGGAGTAGTCGAGAACGCCTGCCATTGCGAGTGCAGATGCAACGTCAGCAGAGCAGATCAGGAAGTTGCCCTTTCCTCTACGAGTCTCTTGTGCGATTGCGTTGCAGTCGCGCTCGATTTGGAAGAGAAGTCCCTTGAATTTCTCAACAGACCAGCGACCGTTGGAGTCAACGTCGAGGTCAAATACGCCAGGTGTTGCAACGTTGTTTGCAGCGCCCTTCTTAGCAACGCTGTATACGCGACGAACAACCTCACGGTTGATTTCTGCGAGAACTTCGCTGGACAGGATGTTAGCGAGTTCTTGCTCAGCATCAAGACCATGGATCGCCTTGAGGTCTTGTGCCAGTTCCAGGGTGTATTCTGCTTTGAGAGCTCTGGACTTTGCAGTCACAGAAGTCTTCTCAATGCTGAATGACATCTCGCGGAACAGCTTGCCAGCGTCGCCAGCTTGCTCAAGATCTTCGCGAGAGAAACCACGGGGAACCTCGTAGGTGCCTGCAACTGCGTCGTTGAGGAGAGCAGGGTTGTTACCTTCTGCGTCGCCACCAACACCAGCGCCAGTGCGGGGAACATAGTCTCCAGCGTTTGCATCGAGACCTGCGGTGAAACCTGCATCAGGCTCGTTGAACAGTGCCTCTTCGCCGCCTTGGTTCTCGTAGCGGGAGCGCATTGCGAAGATCAGACCAGTAGGACCGCTCATAGGCTGAACACCACAAACGTCGTATGCCATCAGGTTAGGCATTGCGCGACGAACGAGGCTGATCAGAACGGGGTCGAAACCAGCGAGACCTGCAGTGTTGCTGCTACCGAGTGCTGAACCTGCAGGAGCAATGGTTCCAGCGCCGAGTGAGTTAACTGCGACTTCGTTAAGCATTCCACGCTCTTCGCGTAGGAAGCGTTCTTGGTTTTCCAGGAGGACAGAGGTCACTGCCTTCTTATAGCGATCAGCAATAGGAGTAGCTGCTTCGTTATTCAGAACAGGAGACCACTTTTCCTGGAGAGATTCTGCGTTAAACATTTTTTCTCCGAGTGTTTGTTAGGAATTGTGGATGTTATTATTTATGAAATCACTGATTCCAGCGGGACATTGCGTTGATGTATGCTGCCATTGCTGGTGATACATCATCGGTGCTGCCTTCGACAGGAGTTTCATCTGCAACTTCTGCTTTGGTTACCGACTCCTTAGTGAAGTAGGATTCCTTGATGGTGGTGAGTTTCTTTGAGAATTCTTCCTCGGTGGTATACTCAACGCCCTCAGCAAGAGAAGCGAGTTTTTCTTTCTGAGTATCAGCAAGACCTTCGGAAACTAGGTTTACGATGACCTGCTTGGATGACTCATTGAGACGATTTTGAAGTTCAATATTGCGCTTGACCTGTTCGTCGAGACGCTCCTCCATCTTACAAAGATCTTCAGACAGTCCTTCGAGAACGTCAACCTTCTCATCGGGAACTGCGATATAATGCTCTTCAAAGAGATTCTTCAGACCTGCAATGAAGTCTTCGGAAATCTCATTCTTGATACCGCGATCAACAGCAACTTGATTTTCCTCAAGCCACTTGGTGACTGCGTAGTTGAGAGTGCCTTCTACTTCTTCAGCGAGTTCCTTCTTGGAAACTTCAACTGCCTCAGCGAGTTGAGTAGCGAAAGACTCTTCCAGTTTCGCCCACTCTTCGTTGAGTTTAGAAGTAACAGCAGCCTCAAAGATTGTCTTTGCCTTTTCAGCAAAGTCTTCGGTGAGTTCGGTGCCCTCGGTTAGAGCAGCAACGTCTGCACTCATGTCTACCGACTCAAACTTAGGTTTGATGGGGTAGGTTACACTACCACCTTCCTTGGTTCCATAAGCAATCTCGCTACCAAACTTGGGAGCGGTGCCATTAGGAAGGTCGGTGTTAGATGCGCCACGGTTTGGTTCGCCAGAAATGCCACCACCGATAGGAGCAGCTGCCTTAGCACCAGGATTCTCGTCGCCATCCTCATCATGCTCATGAGGAGTTGTGGTTACACTGTTGACTTCCTGTGGTGCTTTCTGTCCAATTGCAACGCCTGGTTGAATTGGTGCAGCATGACCTGTTGCGCTTTCACCTGCTGCTGCTTTCGCATTGACAGCGGTGTTGGATTGACCTGAGGCAGCAGCATCGCCAGGGAGCACAGCAGCAGTCACTGTAGGCATAGGATCTTGACCTGCTTCGGAAAGAACCGATGCGTGCTCACTAGCAAACTCCTCAAATTTTTCGTTAAGCATATCTGACATTTGAGTTTCCCCGTGTTCGTTGTTGATTTAATCTATAGTTTATTTATGATTTTAATTTATTAGAGCGCGGAAAGGAAACGCTCAAACGCTTTGAGTGTTGCTTCTTCAAGCGCAATGCGAGAAGAATTGTCGATCTCGGTCTTAATTGCAGCAACCTGTTGTTCTTTCAGGATGCCATTATCCCAGACCCACTCTTTACCTTCCATGATGCCATTAACAAAAGCATCAGGTGCGGAAGGATCAGCGACGATATCTGCTGCAGTCGCAAGCATGAAGTCGTCCATAACATAGGATGCACTTTCCTGACGGTCGATGCTTCCCATGCCTCTGGATGAAACGCCAAGTTTGACGCCTTCACCTAGAAGAGATTTAGCGATGTTACCCATGGGTGTGTCAAGGATTCTTGCCTTGCCCATGAAGTTTGTTCCTTCTGCCTTCAGCGATGTGATTCTATGAGAAACACGATCAAGGTTGACAGTAGGACCATCGGGGTGTCCGAGTTCTCCAAGAGCACGTCCTTTTGAAACATACTCTTCGTTGTAACGACCTACTTCTTTTTCCAATACGGAGAAAGGATAGATGCGACCGTTACGGTTCTTGATCTCAGACTGCAGAAAAACACCTTCGATATAAAGGTGCTGCTTACCGTCTTTTTCTTCGGTAAGAATCTGAATATCTTCGATGTTTTCTGTAATTAGTTTCATTCTTCTTCTTGTGTTGGTTCGTCAAACAAACTATTGGCAACTATTTTTTTATAGTCGTCAATTGCTTTCGATGCTTTACCAAACAAGATATCATCAATCTTGTCTAGAGCATCTCCGCGCTTCTTATCTGAGATAAGATTCACAATATCTACTACTTCAGAATCCATATTAAAAGTGTGTTGGATCTAATTATTTATTAGATTGAGAATTCTCCTTCTTTGGTGCTGCTTGGAGTTTCTTAATTTCACGCTCTGCAGCAGCATCTGCTTCCGCAGATTGTAGTTCAGGTTGGAATGCTTTGTTCTGCTGTTCCAGATCGTCAAGCATGTTAACTTGAACAGGATCGATAGCAAGACCAGTGTCAATATCTGACTTCATTTGCTTATCAATCTCTTTATATTCATTCTCAGTTTGCATAAGAATCTTACGGCGGATGTATTCTGTGGAGAAATACTTACCAACGAAAGGATCCATCTGAGTAGCGAGAGTGATGCGCTGCATCATCATCTCTTGTTCCTTCAGTTCATTAAAGTGGTTGTCAAACAGGAAGTCATACTGGATATGCTCTTCCATGTCCTCCCAATCTTCAGGAGTGATGACACCTTTAAGAATCAGTTGAGTTCTCAGCATGTCATGGAACAACTGAGCAAAACGCTTGCGGAGACGACCAATGAACTTAGTAAATTTCAGTTCGTCGCGCAGAATCTCTGTAGACTTACCAAGGTTGAATGCCTTGTTATCGTCTGTCAGACGAGAAGGTGGCAGGTTCAAGGAGTTGTATAGTTTCTTCTTGAAATACTCAACGTCCTTAAGTTCACCAAGGTTTTGTCCGCCAGGTAGTGTGGAGATTTCTGTGCCGCGACCACCTTCGCGACGTGGCAACCAGAAGTCTTCCAGCATAGACATATGCTTTTTGTCATCGCGGACTTCTCCAGTCTGACCATCGTAAACTAGTTTGTTACGATAGCGTGCCATGACATCACGCAGATATTGTTCTGCCTTCACCTTAGGTAGATTGCCAACGTCAATGTAGAAAATTCTGCGCTCGGGTGCGCGTGACAATCTGTAGATAACCAGAGAGTCTTCGATCATTCTCAACTGGTTGAGTGACTTGATTGCCTTGTGAAGGAAACTCAAGTTCATCTTTTTGTTCAGATCCATCAGACCTGAAGTAGATTGTGCGATAGCATCAGCAGCAATCTTGATACCTTCTTGGTTACTCCAATCCATTGCACCAGTAACCATTGGAGTGTTACCTGCAAATCCTTTTGGATTGTAGATGTAGAACTCGATGTAGTCACCGTAGTCAAACTGCATCGCAGATCCCTTCTCCTGCTCAGTTTTATTGGGATCTGTTCCTTTTAGTTTGTGTCTAACTTTTCTGATCTTGAGCGAATCAATGTAGCGTAGTTCCAAGATTCCTTTCTTGGGATTGTCAAGATCGATTACTTTGTGGTAGTGACAACGACCGTCAACATACCAGTTACGAATGATTTCATGTGCATTGATATTGAAATCCATCATGCGTAGAATTCTGTTGAATTCATCGCGCATTTTCTTTTTGACACCAGCACCTACTTC